GGTAGACGTCGGAAAAGTGCGGGTTATTGCCGCTTCTACGGTCGTTCTTGGAATTATAACCGGTATGTATTATGGACAGGTCCAAGATACGTTGGTTGAAGAGAAGAATAAGATCCGCAATGGTAGAGCTATGGGTATAAACCCGTATGGAAACCAGTGGACCACACTCGCTCACAAGATGATGTCGGACTTGCCTGATGGACCTCCGGAAGGCATTCTCGAGTACGACTTTAAGGGGTATGATGGTAGCCTGTCTTTGCAATATATGAAAGCTGCCTTCAGGGTTCTAGATAGATTTATCCCTACTTCAGATCCCGAGGCGATTACAGTTAGAGCGTGGATATGCGAACAGACTTGTATGTCAGTTCACAGATCAGGCTCTGAGTATATCCAGATGACTGGGTCGAACCCCTCGGGCAATTTCTTGACTACGATTTTGAATGACACTGTCCAGGAGATGGCCATATTATTGGCCACTTCTAGGCACGTTGCAACCAATCTAAGGGATGTGGTAGGAATGGAACCCTACAGGCCTGCCTCAGAGTTCATAGAAAGCCCTGAGATTTACGAGGCGCAGTTTAATGTGTACGATAATGAGACGTCATACAATATTAGTTTGTTGTATGACATCATCACTTATGGTGATGATGGGCTCATGACCGTTTCGCCTTTGTTGGAGTATGATACAAAGAAACTCGCTTCAGCTGCATATTCTCAAGGTTTTGAGCTTACCAACGGAGACAAGACCATTCCCAAAGACAATCCTCAGGCGCCAAAAGACCTATCTGAATGTACCTTTTTACAGAGAGGTTTTCGTTTGGACGGTACGGTGTGGAGGGCACCTTTAAACATTAAATCCATCTATCAATCCTTAGGATGGAAACGTAAAGGTTCCACTGAGGAAGATAGGGCTCAGGTTTACCCCAATGCCCTGTTGGAGTTTGCCCTGCACGGGAAGAAGGTTTATGATCTGGAAGCGCCTGCATTGTTTGATGTTTACATGGCAGACGGTAGAAATCCAGTGTCAGAGACATACGAGCAGGTGATGTCTAGAGTGAGTTCGGTGGAGTCTGTCATCTATTAGGTGTCAGGCCGACCTCCATGTCATAAAACTGGTTAGCATAGCTGCTGTAAAAATTTAGGGGGGTTGGTCGCTTGCGATCTACCCCCCTTCCGACCTCCATGTCATTAAACTGGTTGGGAAACCGTAAAAGGTGGGGGGGTTAGCACCCTCCCACCGCAGCTCCTCGCTGATTAGAGGTTGTATTATATATGTAAAAGACTGAAATGTCTCTAAAATATTGTAAATACCGAAAGGGACTCGCGCACCTACCTGGCTTTTTGTGCAGAGTATAAGCCATTTTTAACACTTATGGATCATGTTGCTACTATAATTGACACCCACGCTGTCACTAAATTCGTGGAACCTACTGAAATCACCACTATGAAGGCTGATTTCCATTCTGTAGAAAAAATACCTGAGTCTGAAGTTGCTTCTATTGCTGATTTTCTTGCTCGTCCTGTGCTCCAACACAACACTTTTTGGGAGACCACAGATGCGGCGGGTCATGAGCTCATTCCACTTGGTGTCGGTTTGCCTAGTGATGGTTTTTTAAGAACCAACACTATGTTTGCTGACAAGTTGAAGGGATACAACCTTGTAAAAGCTACTGTGAATTACAGGATCCAAATAAATTCCAACCCTTTCCAGCAAGGAAAGCTGTTGGCTCATTTCCTGCCTTTTCACGTTGAAGCTGGTGCTTCATATGTCAAGATGAGAAATTTCAACCTAGCGACCAAGACCCAACAACCTAGTGTCGATGTAGATTGCAGATGTGGCGGAGCAGAGATGAGTATACCTTATCTGGCTCCCACCACCCATTATGAGTTGAGTGACGGTTTGAATCCCAGTTATGAGAGGGGTAGACTACACCTTAGTGTGTTGTCTCCTCTCAAGACTGGTTCTACCGGTACTCAGGACGTAGAGGTGGCTGTCTGGATTTATTTTACAGACGTAGAGTTACGAGCTCCGCTTGTGCCTCAGTCGTCCGATGGCAGAGCCAGGAGAAAGAGGTCAGCCTTTAAGGGTAATGTTATAGGACCCTTCAAGAAAGAGAGAGAAGTGATGATGGAATCGAAGATAGTTTCCAAAGGTCTTGAGACAGGATCCAAGATAGCTTCGACCTTATCTGCTATTCCCATATTGGCTGACTTTATGGGGCCCGCCTCTTGGGTTATGGGCACAATGTCTGGTATAGCTTCCAGCTTCGGATACGCTAGACCGGATGTGAGTACAGTACCCACTCCCGTCACCATGGTTTACGACAAATACATGGCTACCGGAGATGGCGCCGATGTTGCTTTACCTCTGGCGGTAACCACTTCGAATTCCCTTAGTATGGGTTCGTATGGTTACTGCGGCGAGGATGAAATGTCACTCAATTACTTGCTGAAGAAGGAGGCTTTGATAGGCTCTTTTGACATTGGGACTGCGTCAGTTCACAATTCCGTTCTATACAAACTTACGTTGGAACCGTCGGGTTTATACACTGGTACTAATCAGACGAATGACACCAACACTCAAGTTGTTAGAACTGGTCCCCCCATCGCTTATCTATCGTCCAAGTTCCTGTTTTGGAGAGGAGCCATTAAGATCAGATTTAGTTTGGTTAAAACAGCCATGCAATCTGGTCGTATTCAGGTTTCCTTTACTCCAAGGTGCGCCACTACGGTGACAGAACCTAGTGTCACCACTGGTTCGTATTCTATGCGAGAAATCATAGATATAACCACAGATGATGACATGATTTTCGAGTTGCCTTACATGATGCCCACCATGTACTTGGAAGTCGGACAGCCTATGGGTACGCTGGAGGTTAGGGTTCTGAATCAGCTCAGATCGCCGGAAGCTGCCGCCTCGACTATACAAGTTCTCGTTTACGCGAGTGCTGGTGAAGATTTTGAGTTTGCAGTTCCTTCTAACATCAAGCAAAACGTGTTGCCTCTGCTACCACAGATGGATGAGTCTCTCGATACAGTGACTGAACCAACTCTGTCTGCAGCCGAGGCTTGCGTAGGAGAAAGATTGTTATCCGTGAGGCAACTGCTTCGTTTCACTAGTTTGAAGCGTCCTGCGGTTGTAACGGGTAACTGGTATCCATGGGGCTTTGGATACTGTACGCTGACTTCGGACACCACTAATCCCTTGACAATACCTACCTGTGTCAACGATATGTATTCCTTCATTGGTCTAATGTATTGTTTGCATAGGGGTGGAATCGATGTGGCCGCTGTCACCACCACTCCGGATAGGTCTCAAGCAGGTGCGACCTTGTCGTTCAGGACAGCCAATGGTGCTGAATACATGGCCGTCAAGACCTCCGACGATTTGGTAGGATCTTCGACCGCTTCGAACTTTGAGGCTCTTGGAGTGAACTTCGTTACGTCAGAAACTGCAGCTACGATGGTGGTTGCGGTACCGTATTACAACAGGTTCCCCGTGTCACTGGTGGTTCCAAGTAATGTCGTGTCCAGTGAAAAATCTCGCCCCCGTGTGTCGGTCCAACAAACTGTGTCTGGATCCAATATGTTTATAGCGAGAAGAATAAGAGAGGATTTTCAGCTCTCTTTGTTCGTAGGTTGCCCCCCCTACACTGTAATTACTACTGCATAGATGTATATATTATATAATGAGTTATTTGATATGTACATAGCGGGTTTTAAGCCTTTCGAGGTGGAATTCCCCCGCATTATCCGTGAAGATCGG